TCACCTACGCCAAAGTTTGTAAAGAACCGCCCGTACGTACTAGACAAGGCGATGCAGCTAGCAGCAAACAGAGCACAGGTTCAACCATCAATGTGCGGTATACCACACACAAGGAGTAAAGAATGACCGAAGATGAGGAATTCCAACTACTAGAAGCTAAACTTAAACGCAAAGAAGAGAATGATATGAATATTAAACAACTTAGAAAGGGCCGTGGCAAATCAGCTATCCCCGCTAAAGTAGGTACAAGCATTAGATTAGACCCAGAAGTTTTAGAGTACTACCGTACAAACTACCCCAACACAATGCAAGCTGTGATGCGCAAGGTGCTTAAAGATCACGTAGAAAAAAGCACATCCACACAGCTCGAATTATTTCCGTGAGCGTCTAGCGACATGGTACTCACCGTGAACTCATCTTGTATATGTGACTAGCGGTGCGGTGTTAGGACTAGACCAGAGCAAACCTAACACCACTCTCTCAGAGCCCACGAAGGGGGGCGTGTAATATACTAACCCCCTGTTTTTATTTTTGTTAACTACTTGACAATGTACAAAATAGGATTATAATAAACAAATGGCTACCCCCGAATCGAAGGTCAAAGCAAAGTGTACAGAGCTACTAAAAGCTGTAGGTGTGTACTATTTCTTTCCTGTAGCAAACGGTATGGGCAGAGCCGGTATACCAGACATCATATGCTGTGCGAACGGTAAGTTTCTTGCAATCGAATGCAAGGCGGGTAAGGGCAAGACCACTGCACTACAAGATAGAGAACTAGCTGCAATACGTGCGGCGAGTGGGGTGGCGTTGGTAATTAACGAGGACAACCTAACATTGTTAGGTGAGACGATCAAGGAGATGTTGTCATGAGTGAAGAGTTTAGCGTGGGTGTGCGGATATTGTTGCAGCGCATGGATACTAACCCTGAGGAATTTATAGAAACCACTACCAAGGGTAATGTAGCTCGATGGAGTAACTTGATGGGCGCGGTTGTAAACCGTAAGTCAGAAAACAACGTGAGAAGTGAGGCAAACTTTTTTACTCAAGCCGAACTAGATGCGCTATTTGATAAGTACGTAGTGCTAAGACGTAAAGCTTTTGACGACTACGTTATGCGTGAGATGCTTGGGGCGGACAAAAAACTATCATCATTATTAACAATTCAAGACATAACCAATCAATCGCTAAAAGTACTTGAAGATCAGTTAACCTTTAGCCGCCAAACAGTCGTTTGAAAATGAACATAATTACATTAGATTTTGAATCGTTCTACTCACAAACGTATAGCTTGTCAAAGATGACAACAGAAGAATACGTACGTGGTGCAGAGTTTGAGGTGATTGGCGTAGCTGTAAAGGTGAATGATGGTGAAACGCAATGGTTCTCAGGCACATACGCCGATACAAAGAAGTTCCTTGAGGGATTCGCTTTCGAAGACAACCTCGCATTGGCTCATAACGCTGTGTTCGATGCTGCTATTCTTACTTGGCATTTTGGGATTACTCCTCGTGGTTGGCTTGACACACTTAGTATGGCTCGTGCTATTCATAGTACGGAAGTCGGTGGTAGTCTGGCAAAACTTACTGAGTTTTATGGGCTGGGACAAAAAGGGGACGAAGTAGTTAAAGCGTTAGGCAAACGTAGAATTGACTTTAATGCCCAAGATCTAGCAGCGTATGGGCAGTATTGTATTAACGACGTCGAGCTTACACATAAGTTATTTGGCTGCTTGTCAGCAAACTTCCCTGCTGTTGAGTTACGTCTGATTGACTTGACCGTACGTATGTTTAGTGAACCAGTACTAGAGCTAGACCGTACAATCTTAGAGGCGCACTTAGAAAAGCAGAAAATAGTTAAAGCCCATTTGCTTACAACAGTAGGTATGGACAACCGTGATGCGTTGATGAGTAACGATAAGTTTGCAGACTTGTTAGCGCAGCTTAAAGTATCCCCGCCAAGAAAGCTTAGCCCTACTACAGGCAAAGAGACATGGGCGTTTTCTAAGACAGACGAGAAGTTTAAAGAGCTAGCGGAACACCCTAACGCAATCGTGCAAATGTTAGTTGCTGCCCGTCTTGGGCTTAAGTCTACGCAGGAAGAGACAAGGACTCAGAGGTTCATTGATATTCAGACAAGAGGTAAGCTACCTATCCCCCTGCGCTATTACGCAGCGCACACAGGACGTTGGGGTGGGGACGACAAGATTAACTTGCAAAACTTAAAGCGTGGTTCGTTACTAAAAGGTGCAATCCATGCGCCCGATGGGTTCATGATGGTGGACTCAGACTCTTCTCAAATTGAGGCTCGAACAGTGGCGTGGCTAGCAGGGCAGGATGATCTAGTACAAGCGTTTGACGAAGGTAAAGATGTTTACAAAATTATGGCATCAGCTATTTACGGCAAACCAGAAAGTGAAATTACCAAAGACGAACGATTTGTAGGTAAGACAACAATTTTAGGTTGTATTTCCGAGGGAACTCTTGTATTATGTAACTCAGGGTGGAAACCAATAGAAAAGGTTTCTATGCAAGACAAACTTTGGGACGGGGAGGAGTGGGTATGCCATCAAGGATTAGTGCAGAAAGGCTACAAAGAAACGTTGAATGTTTGCGGGGTATGGTTAACACCAGACCACAAGATATTGTGCGGTGCTCAGTGGAAGGAAGCGCAATTAGTGGTGCAAGACAAAAGCACCCTCTCCCTAGCATTGGGCACCGCAGTGGAAAACTTACCGTTACGGGCTATATCAAAGGGGTACGGGGTGGGGTGGGTGCCCTTATTGTTAGATGTAGTTGTGGGCAACCTGAGTACACAGTGGACAAGAACAACTTTAGGAGCTTTAAAAGTACCCGATGCAATACGTGTGCTAAAGAATCGAGCAACACAACTAGGAAACTATACTGGGGCTACAGCGACATACTCGAAGATAATGCGCATCGGGAGAGACTACTTAACCGCATTGCGAGCTGCATCGCGCGATGCCACACAAAGTCTGATAGAGCGTACCTGCATTACGGAGGTAGAGGGATTACAGTTTACAAGGCATGGCGTACAGACCGGAAAGAATTCTTGCGCTATCTTATTGCCCTCAAAGGATGGGACGAGCCAGCCCGGGAAATTGACCGTATCGACAACAACAAGGGATACGAGCCGGATAACTTACGATTTGCAACCCGGTCAGAAAATCTCAGTAACAAACGCTCTGCGGGGGCGATACAAAAAGAAATTGATGACTTACGACATCGCTTACGCAGGGCCGAGGAACAGATTTCTAATAGCAACAAATAGAGGCCCATTAATAGTACATAACTGTGGCTACGGTATGGGGGCTACGAAATTCGAGGCACAGCTCAAGACTTTTGGGGTGGACATTGAAGAGGCTGAAGCTTCACGGATCATACAAGTCTATCGTGATACGTACGCTGAGATCCCTAAGTTGTGGAGAGCAGCGGGTAAAGCCCTTGACGCTATTGCCGATAACCGTACATGTGATCTAGGACGCAAGGGTGTCGTGGTTGTAGAGGGGGCTAAGGGTATACGCATGCCTAACGGTCTGCATATTAAGTATCCTAATTTACGCAAGCGCAGCGTTGAAAGTGGTAACGATGAATATGTGTACGACACTAAGCGTGGTAAAGCAGTTATACCAAACAAGATATACGGTGGCAAGGTAGTGGAGAATCTTTGCCAAGGACTAGCACGAATTATTATCGGGGAACAGATGTTACAGATTGCTAAAAAGTACCGAGTAGTTATGACGGTACATGACGCTGTAGCGATCATCGCCCCCGAGCAAGAAATTCTTACTGCGCAGGAGTATGTAGAACTGTGTATGAGGATGCGCCCATCGTGGGCACTGGACTTACCACTTAACTGCGAGAGCGGCTACGGTAAATCTTATGGTGAATGTTAACAATGTTAGGTAAAGGAAAAACTATGAAGAAGCTTATTATCGGTGCAGTCTTGGCTCTTGCAGCAGGTGTGGTGTATGCGAACTGTGTAACCAACACGGTGTTCTCTGGTGGGCGCATGACGGTGTGCACCACATGCTGTTACTCCGGTAACTGCTCAACGACTTGCATGTAAAGGTAGCACATGAATGACGAAGACTTGCGGGACTTGTTTGCTGCCTGTGCTTTGATGGGGCTAGCTAGTAGAGGTGTTAATGAAGGCTCTGAACCCCGAGTTGCTAATTGGTGTTATGTATTAGCCGATGCAATGATCGAAGCCAAATACGATAAAGAACCTGAAGAAGGTATTACGTCTATTAAACCTAAACGTAAGAGGGCAGCGAATGTACCCACCACTATTGATTAAAGACATTATTGAACAAGAGACACACAAAATGCAAAACGCAGATGCTGTGCAGGTTGGTGGAGATCACTACAAAAGTAAAGCCATACAGCCTTGGGATTATATTATTAGCAATGATCTAGGGTATTTGGAGGGCAACGTTGTTAAGTACGTTAGTAGGTGGAAAGACAAAGGGGGGCTACAAGATTTACACAAAGCCCAACATTACTTGCAAAAGTTAATTGAAGTACAAGGGGCTAGAGAAAAATGAAAGTGCAATGGTCGTATAGCAGCTTAAAGACATTTCAACAATGCCCCAAAAAGTACTACCATTTAAAGGTAGCTAAGGACATAGTAGACACAGGCGGGGAAGCTGCGGTTTACGGAACACTTGTGCATAAAGCAGCGGAAGATTACGTACGTGATAACGTACCCATCCCTGAAAAGTTTAGCTACATGCAGCCAATACTAGATGCATTGATTGCGATACCCGGAAAGAAGCATTGCGAAATCGAACTTGGTATTAAGATTCGCAAAGGTAAGTTTGAAGCCTGTGCGTTTGATGATCCTGACTATTGGTGGCATGGGATTGCTGACTTAGCAATTATCGACGGGGGGTTGGCTTGGTTGGTGGATTACAAAACGAGTAAGAGCGCCAAATACGCAGACATGAAGCAGTTAGACCTGTTGGCAGCGGGTATGTTTCTACGGTTTCCCTATCTGCTTGAGATTAGGTCTGCCCTTGCGTTTGTCGTTAGTAAAGAGTTTATTAAGAAAGACCACGACCGGATTCTGCACGAGCAGTACATACAGGTAATGAAGCCAGAACTTGACCGGTTAGAGGCGGCGTTCGACAATAAGGTTTGGAACCCAATTTCGGGCCCACTTTGCGGGTTCTGCCCCGTAACTACTTGTGTGCACCATAGGAAAAGGAAATGACATGCCCTACGTAAACAAACCCCGTCCCTACGACAAAGAGTATGCCGACTACCAAGGCAAACCAGACCAGATTAAAAAACGTGCTGAACGTAATCGTGCACGGGCTAAGCTGATGAAAGAAGGCAAGGTTAGTAAGGGTGACGGCAACGACGTTGCGCATGTAAAAGCCATCGACAAAGGCGGCTCTATTAAAGACGGGCTCCGAGTTGAGAAAGCTGGTGATAACCGGTCATTTAAACGAGACTCCAAACGTAATTTGGTATCTGAAGTTAGCAAGAGAGAACGCAGCAAAAAATGAATGACTATAACTGGCCCGGAAAGTTTACACCATTTGCCCATCAGAAAGTAACCGCTGCCTTTTTAGCGGAACGCCCTAGAGCGTTTTGTTTTAACGAGCAGGGTACAGGTAAGACAGCTTCAGTTATATGGGCTGCTGACTATCTGATGAACGTGGGGTTAGTGCGTAGGGTGTTAGTGGTATGCCCCCTATCAATTATGAAGTCCGCATGGCAAAACGATTTGTTTAAGTTCGCTATGCACCGCACTTGTGACATCGCATATGGCGACCGTAAGAAGAGGTCAAAGATTGTCAACGGTGGGGCGGAGTTTGTAATCATTAACTTTGATGGGCTAGCTATTGTTAAGGAAGATATTAAGAACGGTGAGTTTGATCTAATCGTAATTGACGAAGCATCGGCTTACAAAAACCCTACAACGGAGCGTTGGAAAGTATTACGGGACTTAAACAAAACTATTCGGGGCCTCTGGATGCTTACTGGTACTCCAGCAGCTCAATCACCAGTAGATGCTTTTGGTCTAGCTAAGCTAGTAAACCCTAAAGGTACGGTAGCGTTCTTTGGGCAGTTTCGAGATCAAGTTATGTACAAGGTAGGTATGTTCAGATGGGTTCCAAAACCAAATGCACAAGCTGTGGTGCATGCTGCACTGCAACCAGCAATACGGTTTGAGAAAGATCAGTGCCTAGATTTACCCGATGTAACCGAGGTCGAAAGAGATGCACCGCTGACACCGCAGCAAGTTAAGTTCTACAAGATGCTTAAGAACGACATGATTATGAAGGCAGCAGGAGAGGAAATTAGTTCGGCTAATGCGGCTACAAACCTTAATAAGCTGCTGCAGATTTCGGGTGGTGCTGTTTACACGAACAACAAGGAAGTTGTTGAGTTTGATGTATCCAATAGGCTACAGGTAGTGCTTGAGGTTATAGAAGAATCTAGTCACAAGGTCTTAGTGTTTGTACCCTTTACGCACACAATCGAATTACTTAAAACGTACCTTACTAAAAACAACGTGTCATGCGAAGTCATTAACGGGCAAGTACCCGTAAACAAACGTAGCAGTATCGTTGAGGACTTTCAAGCAACTGACAAAGTTAAGGTGTTAATCATACAGCCTCAGGCAGCATCACACGGTCTCACACTGACCGCAGCCAACACAATTATTTGGTATGCACCAGTAACGTCAGTAGAAACATACTTACAAGCTAATGCGCGAATTAACAGGCCCGGACAAAAGAATGCTATGACTATCGTACACATAAAGGGCAGTGAAGTTGAAGAGCGCGTGTACAAAATGCTGACAGGTAAAATTGACGCCCACGTAAAAATAATTGATCTTTATCGACAAGAAATAGATTCAACTTCTTGACAAAGTAAAAAACATCTATATAATAATAAATTCACGCTAGGAGATTTCATGGAAACAGAAAGCGCACCAAAGGTATCAGCCGAAGAATTGGCGAAGATATACATTAAGATTCGTGATGCAAAGGAAGCAGCGGCTGAACGCCACAAGCAAGAGCTAGCTGCCTTAAACGAACAGTTAGAGACTATCTCTAATCAAATGTTAGAGATGTGCAAATCGTTAGACGTGTCTAGCATGCGCACAAATGAAGGGACAATCATTCGTAAGGTAACAACAAATTTTAATACGAACGATTGGGGTTCAATGTTTGCGTTCATAAAAGAACATGACGCATTCCCACTGCTTCAACAACGGCTACACCAAAGTAACATGAAGCAGTTTTTAGACGAGCATCCTGAACTACTACCCCCGGGTCTGTGGTCAGAAAGCAAGTACGCAATTGTAGTTAAAAGAAACTAATTTTTCAGGAGAAGTAGCAATGAGTAATATCTCGATTTTTAATCAAGAGCTGCCAGATTTTTTGCGTGGTAGTCAGGGTCTCAATGATCTTACTAAATCTTTAGCCGGTAACGGTTCGGGTAACAAACGCATCTCTATTCGTGGCGGTGTGTTTCGTAAGATTGTTGGTGGGGAAGAAGTTGGCAAGCTAACCACTCGTGAGATGAACGTCGTTATTGTTAATGCCCGTAAGAGCGTATCTCGTGTGTTTTACACAGGTAAGTACAACGCTGATGAAATCGTACCTCCTACTTGTTGGTCTAATGATGGTGATGTGCCTGACCCCACGGTAGCAGAAAAGCAGGGTGCTAATTGCGCAACCTGCCCACAAAACATCGCTGGCTCTGGTGACAACACAAGCCGTGCATGCCGGTATCAACGTCGTGTTGCTGTCGTACTTGAGGGTGATGCTTCTGGTGATGTGTATCAGTTGACTTTACCGTCCAAGTCTATTTTTGGTAAAGGCGAAGGCAACTTGCACCCGTTCGAAAGCTACACCAAGTACATCGCTGGCAATGGCTTTAACATCGACCAGATCATTACTCAGGTCAGTATGGACTTAGACAGCGACACTGCCAAGCTGCTGTTCTCACCTGTACGACACATTAACAAGGAAGAATGGGAAGTTGTTAAAGAAGCAGGGCAATCTCTTGCTGCTAAGAACGCTATAACCATGACCGTTGCACAGTCTGACGGTGTTGTGAAGAAGCCTTTGGCTCTTGCGGGTAAACCACTAGAAGATGAAAGTTTTGAGCCCATAGCTGTTAAGCCTAAAGCTAAACCTGTAGAAGTAGAAGATGCAGAAATTGTTGAGCCTGTTAAACGTGCAACAAAGAAAGCTGACTCTGTTGCTGCAGCCCCTAAAGCTGATCTAGCTTCTGTAATCAGTGCATGGAGCGATGCGTAAACAACTATGAGCTACGGATACAGTTCAATACTCGTTGAACGGAACAAGAAGGCGGATCGTCGTCATCTTGGCGTAGCTCTTGGGCGCAAGTGCATAGTCCTTAACATACCAGTTTCAGATATTGCCGAGCAGTTGGGCGTTAGCCGTATGACAATATACAACTGGTTTGTTGGGACGCACGAACCCCAAGCGCATTACGCTTCCGCAATCACGGAGTTTCTCAGGAAACTTAAATAATATTGGGTATGGACTGGGGGGCTTGCCCCCCGCCTACTCGTCTCTGGAATAAACAGATGGATAAGTTTGATCTCTTAAATGCCGTGCTTCCCGAGGACGGGTGGTTCGCTGTGGTTGGCATTAAGGGTAAATCCATTAAACAGGAGTTGGTTCAGACTCGACAAGAACTAGATGTTATTGCACAAAAGTTTATGCAGGAAGAGCGCAATGTATTTTTTGGTTGCGCAAAATATGCAACAGACCAGTCACGCACAAAGGCTAACGTACTAGCACTAAAAAGCATGTGGGTAGATATAGACTGCGGGGAAACAAAGGCTGCTGAAGGTGTAGGGTATGCAACACAAAACGAAGGGCTAATTAAACTGCAAGATTTTTGCAAGCTCATCGGGCTACCTAAACCAATCATAGTAAATTCAGGTCGAGGACTGCATGTGTACTGGCCTTTTACAGAGCCTGTAGATAGGAGGCAGTGGGAGCCTGTTGCCGCTAGGTTAAGTGAACTGTGCAATACACATAATTTTTTAGTCGATGCGAACGTATTTGAGGTTGCCAGAATTCTGCGCATACCCGAGACTCTGAATTTTAAGGATAGCCCGCCAAGTGAAGTATCAGTAATAACTGCAGGACAACCAATTGACTTTGCCGCATTCACTAAACTGCTTGGGGTTAAGGAAGTTGCAACACCGTCTATTTTTAACACCGCACCCTTAGTGCAGGAAGCAGGGCTAAATGTTCTAACGCAGTCTCTTGCGGGTAACACAATTCAAAAGTTCCGTAACATCATGATCCGTGGTGAGCATGGGTGTCAGCAGCTTAACCATGCATTTTTAAATCAATCCGATATTCCAGAACCCCTTTGGTGGTCGGCTTTAACAGTCGCTAACCAATGCATAGATAGAGACAAAGCCATACATATGATGTCTAGTCAGCATCCTGACTACGATGTAATTTCTACCGAACGCAAAGCTACACAGGGTGGAGCAGAAGCCGGACCGCATCGCTGCGCTACGTTTGAAAAGCATAATCCCGGTGGGTGTAACGGTTGCAAGTGGCAAGGCAAAATACATGGGCCTATTGCTCTTAGCAAGGAAGTACTAGAAGAAGACGAACACGAAGAAATTGAGCTAGAAGTCGAGGTACCTGAGGAGGATGAGCTTGGTATAGTCGATGAGGAATTACCCCAATATAAGATACCTGCTTACCCCAAACCTTACCAAAAAGGACCGAGTGGTGCTATTTACCTACCGCCTAACGGGGAAGAAGCCGAACCTTTTTGCGTGTATGAGCATGCTCTATATGTTGTTAAGCGCATAAAAGATCCTGACCTTGGGCACGTTAACTTAATGCGGTTACACCTGCCTTTGGATGGTGTCGTAGAGTTTATAGTGCCCCAAGCAATTGTTGCAGTAAAGGAAGAGTTACGTAAAGTGCTTGCTAAGAATGGTGTAGCTGGTACACCAACACAGATGAACCATCTGGCAACGTTCGTTAACTCGTTTGTTAAAAATTTGCAGTACTCGAAAAAAGTGGAAGTCATGAGAACTCAATTTGGTTGGGCAGAAAATAACACGAAGTTCATTCTTGGTGACAGGGAGATTAGTAAAGACGGTACATACGGTAGCCCGCCATCTACCACTACGAAAGCAATCGCACAGCACATAGGGCCCGTGGGTGATTTTGGTAAGTGGAAAGACGCTTTCAATATGTATGCTCGTCCCGGCATGGAACCTCATGCATTCGCTGCACTGACTGCATTTGGTGCGCCCTTGTTTAAATTTACAGGACTCAGTGGGGCGATCATCAACGTGATCTACAAGTATGGTGGCTCAGGCAAATCAACAACATTGTTTATGTGCAACAGCGTGTACGGGCATCCTGAGAAACTAGGTTCTATTTGGAAAGACACGACCGCTGCAAAGATTCAGCGTATGGGCATAATGAACAACCTGCCTTATACCGTCGATGAAATTACTAACATCACCCCCGAAGAGTTTTCGAACTTGGCATACAGTATGTCCCAAGGGCGTGGCAGTGACCGCATGAAAGGCGCAACCAACGAGCTACGTGAGAACTCAACCACATGGCAAACAATGTCCCTAGCTAGCGCTAATGCTTCGTTCTATGAAAAGCTAATGAGCGTTAAGGCAGGTGGTAACGCAGAGATGCTGCGGTTGTTTGAGTACGAGGTCGCCCCTAACAATGTTATATCGACAGAAGAAGGCAAGCGTATGTTTGACCATCAACTGAAAAGTAATTACGGGCATGCGGGAGAGGTGTACCTTAAATGGTTGGTCAACAACCTTCCAGAAGCTGTCAGTACCATCTTACGAATCCAAGCAAAGATTGACGCTGAGCTTAAACTTACAGCTCCTGAGCGTTTTTGGTCTGCTGTTGCTGCATGCAATATTACTGGTGGCCTGATAGCTAACAACTTAGGCTTGTCCGATTACGACATGAAAGCTGTTTATGCTTGGGTATGCCAGACTATTCAATGTATGCGTGATGAAATTAGACCTCCTTCAGATGATGCAACCGTTATCGTGGGTGACTACATTAACCGTCATATGCAGAACATTCTTGTTGTTAAGGCAGACATTGACAACCGTACTACAGTTAGCTCTTTGCCTACGTTAGAACCACGAGGTGATCTACGCATTAGGTACGAACCTGATACCAAACAGATGTTCTTTGTTACCAGCCAGTTTAAGAAGGACTGTGTGGAGCGCCAGATTAACTACAAAGACACTATTCGTGAGCTTAGAGAGCGCGGATATATAGCAGGTACACCAAACAAGCGTATGTCTAAGGGCATGAAGATTACGTCACCAGCCGTGCACACGTTACAGTTCGACTGCTCTAATGAAGGGTTCATCGACATGGAAGGTTTGGTTGTGTCAGAGACGGACGATGCGAATAGAAACGCTGACGTATAACGTTAACTGGGACAGGTTGCGTGTGGGGTATTCATTTTTTATACCCTGCATAGACTGCGAAAAAGCTAAAAAAATTATTTACAAGACTGCCCGCAAGCGAAAAATACAAACCGTAATGCGGGTAGTCATAGAGGAAGGTGTTAGAGGTATACGTATATGGAGAGTTTAAAGGTATACTAACTACGCAGCTATGCTGCTTTTCCTTGAGAAATCTCCTTCCCCCACCTAAGCAGTGGGGGTTTTTTTATTGCGGCCTTTCAGTAGCATCCCGCAATTCAAGGATGTAAGGAAGATTTTCTTTGCGTATATACATACCACGGAACATGTATTTTTCACGATCTTTGGCTTTATCTAATACTTTTTTAACATCGTCGCCATCAATACGTAAATGTTTTAACGCTGCATACCTAGCGTTAAACTTATCTACACGGTTGAACACACGCTCAATATCAGCATCTGAAGAGTTACTGCCTAAAATAGCATTGTCTAATTTACCTAAAATTTCTGATTTTGTTTTTTCAGCCATTCTTGTTTCTTGTTCAGTTTTGTATTTGTTTTCTTGATAACGTGTAAGGGCTGTTGGTTGGAATCCCAACGATTGCATAGCAAGATTAAAAGACGAAAATTCTTCTTTACCCATAACTATATCCCCGCGAGGATTTTCAGCCCCTTCCTTAGCAAACCTAGCAGCCGTTAATGGGTTTTTAATTAGCGCTGGTGCAATTCGTTCTAATCCTCGGGCAATCTTACCATCACCAAAATCATCTATTGCGCCAGTCATACCAAGCCCAGAAGATACGGCTGGGCCTAAGTTGGCAGTTAAAGTATTTATAATAGTTTCCTGTGTAGTATTGCCCGGCTTAGCGTCACGCCACCACAAATCGTTGTATGAAGTACGAGAACCGATGTTAAAGTCGCCTAGCTCAGAGATAACTCCTTTCTCTAACACCGCAGCTAAAGTTCTAGTTTTACCATCTAACCCGGTAATCTTTATGTCCCCAAACATGTTTTTTAGGAACACATAACGGAAACGCAAGTCGCTGTTGTAAGCAGTATATGGGTTCTCATCTACACGTTTTTTCTTTTCCTCATCGTCATCACCTAGATTGTTTAGTATAAGATCAATTGCTGAGGTAACAAAACTATATAAGGGGAAGGAAGTTACACCACCGAATACCGTAGACATAGCTAACGTTCCAGTTAACCTATGCATAGCAGCAAGGGCTTCTTTTGGGTCAGATATAGACTTAGAAAACATAGTGTACGCATTACGTACAAAGAACGAAGTTATGTTAACTGCATACATCTTAAACTGCCCTATAGTTCTACCCGCAAAGTTTTGTAGAATTCTAGGACGTCCAAAGTTATCATACCTACCTAATAATTCTTGTACGTTTGCAACAGCTTTTTCAACAGAAGCATCAAAGTCTTTTGTTTTTGCGTACTCTAATTCAAACGTCATTAGATATGCCATCTCACGGGACATACGCTCAGCACCAGTAAACAACGACGACATAACCGTTGCTGCAGTGCGGGCAGCTACGCCAGACAAACCTTCAAAAGAGTTACTAGGAGTTCTGCGGGTGTTTGCTAACACCGATGAGTTAGTCTGAGTTGTTAACCCTCGTTCCACGGCTTCTTGAAATGCCCGCTGAAGTAAGGGGTTGCTCTTAACTATGCTGGAGGAACCAATAGAAGGCGCAGTGTAAATAATTTCCCCGTCAGCTCCTTCTTGCGTTACCCCAACAGATTTCCAAACAGACATATACTTAGCCAGTTTTAATGCTGAACTACCGTAACCGTACTGCTGGTTCAGTACCGGCATAACCAACATAGGTATTGCTGTAGTTTGAGTAAGTGCAGAAGCCACACCGGTAAGGAGTGAGTAGTACGCAAACTGATTAAGCCGAGTAGCTAATTTATTTTCTTCAGGTGGGTTAAGTTCTCCTTCAACCCTAGTCTTTATTTCGTTAACAAACAATCCGAGTTTAGCTTTTTGTAACGACGGCATACGTTCAAGCGTATTTTTAGCCCGGTCAAGTTCTGCGCTAATCTTATCCCCGTACGCCAACTTAGCTGCTTGACTAGCAATGCGGTTCGCAGATGTCGTAAAGTTTCTAAATACGTCTGAACTAAAACCAGTTACGTTTTCTGCATGCAAGAATTGTTTACGGTAGCTTTCCTCAGGCAACGTCATTAAGTACGTTTGATATAACGCATCTTTTAAGGCGTCCTTATCCAGTCCGGGTTTGTCCATCTCGCTATCAACGGTCTCAAACATTTCTGAAAGCATCTTACTTTCAGGGCTGTATTTTGTGCGCAGTGCGGTAATATCATCGCCAGAATCAAACATCTCTGTTTCTGTTTTAGGGTCTACACCTAGTTCTCTAGCGCGTTTAGTCAACCATGCATTACGCTTAGTACCGTTTTCAAATAGATAAAATTCTCTACCCTGCGGGCCATTTATACGCAGCCAAAAGTTACCGTAGCGCATGAACGGAAAGTACTCGTCTATGCCTTTAAAGTCACTGCCTTCCTGTATACGGCGCACCGCCAGCATCAACTTGCCTTTAGGTGTACTAGGGTCGTCAATACTACCTTCTACGTTTAAGCGTTCAATACGTTCGTCCAGCAGAGTGCGCATTAAAATATTAGCGTCTTTGTAAAACTGACGTACCATGCGGTACATGTCCTGCCCGCCTTTTACTTCGCTCAGTTTTTCCCATGCATCAAACGTCTGGTTAATTTCTTTTTCCCGAACGGTACGTTTGCGGGTAATGGTTGGAATTTCCTCTTGAACCGTGGCTGGGTTTGCTAGTAACTTATCTAGCTGCACCATACGTTTGTCTGTCGCAATAGCATCTGCACGGTCTTTAAAAGTAGTGGGGCTAACAGAATTCAAACGAGCCAAGTGCATGGCGTTGCTTAAGAACACTTTTTGTTTACCTACTTTACGAATAAACTTAGAAAACTTATCTGCTTTTAGCGCAAATGCTCGTTCCATATTCATGCGCGAGCCAACCATCTTTTCTACCAAAGTGTCTATGCTTTTCAGAGCAGGTATAGCATCTCCTTTCCAACGAATAATGTCCGCAGTCTGCATAGTAGCTAGTATTTTGCGTATAAACCCACTACCCATAGCGTCAAAGCGAGCTTGCATTAGGTCGTTAAAGTCTCTAAACGTATGTCCTTCTACAACGTTTTGTTCTATAGGTTCTACTAGCCCTTCGACGGTGTTACTTAGCCGAATCTTTTCTGCGTTTTTGTCAACCTTAGCTTGTTTAGCTGAGAGGGTTGCGCTGATAAGAGGTGCAGGTGCTCTTTCCTCCTCTTGCATAAGACCTTCAGTAACCAGAATTAAGTCTTGGAACGCAGAGGAATGCTTGTCGTCAAGGTTAAACGCACGACGTATAGAGTCGGTAAAGCGGTTAAAAAGATTTTTGAGCATGCCCAATGCTTGGTCTTTACGGGCAAACCCCGGAGTATCAAGCAAGAATTTCTGCACGGTAGGATCAGTGATTCCGTAGGATATAAACTCAAAAAGGTCTATACCTATTTCTAGATCCTCAAACTTATGCTGGAGTTCTTCAGACACTGGTTGCCCACTTGCCTTAAGCGCATCGTATTTTTTCTGTGCGATGTCAGCAATAGTAGTTAGCTCATTGACTAGTACTTGCAACGACTGTGGTACTGGCTTACCCGCACGTTTTAACGCAAAATACTGATGTAGCTTAGCTACGGTAGCCGCATGGTATGCTTCGTGTAAAAACACAGTGTTGTTAACGCCCTGCATATCCGGGTTGCCAAAGTTCTCCCCACGAAGAACTATCATCCTAAACTGATCGTCGGGAAACTCAGCGGTGTGGTAAACACCTGACGACGTACCAAGCAGAGCTTTATATTCTTTAGGCGTATTCTCTTCTGTGTCTGCAATTATTAGACGAACATCTTTTAAGAATGGCGCTAACCTTTTAGCTAAAGCTCGTTCAAATGCTGATCCTGTATTGGCTATATGTGCCAGTGCTTCAGATGCATTTTTAAATTTGTAGAATGCGCGGGATGGTTTAGCTTGTAGTTTATTCGGGGCTACGTTTGCTTGTAACGAACCTGTTTTTTCAAACTTAAGTCGTGCTGCTAAATTAGCGCGTTCTTGTGGTGTAACAGCTTCGCTTGCCAAAAAGTTTTTGGCTTTTATCCCCGACTCCGCAGCTCCTCGGAACATTGGATCATTGGCTATTTTTGCCAGTGTGTACAAAGCATCTTTACGTGCCTGCTCAAAAGACTGAGCTCCAAACTTAATACCTTCTGTGCTATCAAATCTATTAGGGTCAAATGCAACCCCTAGGTTTTTAATAATCTTATCTACGCCACGAGCAGTCTTTGTCAGCGCTTGCTGAAGCGTACTACGATCAGCTTTACGCACAGCTTGTTCTTCGGGTGTGAGTACAACTGGCTTTCTGCCACGTTTATTTGGCGCAACAGCTTCTACAGAAGCAGCACCTTCAACAACTGCAGGTGCAGCTTGTGCTTTCTTTAACGTTTGTCGTGCTTTGTTGCGTTCTTTTGTTGCTACTTTCTTAGCTTCAGGAGTAGCCGCTTGAGCTACAGCAACTTCCGCATTTGCTAGTTGGAGCTGTGCTTGTTCCACGGGGGTGGGGGTCGTTGTTAGCGTAGGAATTTTACCTAGTGCAGCACGCTGTTCTCCTGCTCCCACATCAGCCCTTTGAGCAACTCCAGCAGTTCTATCCAGTCCGACAGAATCAAGTGGTGCAACTCCTTCGGTGGCGGCTGTTCCTTCGCTAGGCACATTAATGCTTGGCTCAACTCTTCCACCGACAGTTTCATCAACCTGCTGTTCACTTCTGCTTGGTTCAACATTTAGGTCTCCTTCCGCAAACTCTTTTTGTGCTACGGCTAAAGCAACTTCTACAGGATAACCATTTAATTGTCTTAGCTCGATAGCTCGTTGCTGGATAACTTGTTCTTGTGCAGTTGCGGGCTGTTCTTGTGCAGTAATACTTTCCCTAGTTTCGGATCCTACGGTAAGTGTTGGTTCTTGTTTACCCGGCGCAGTAATTACTTCACCAGTCTCAGGGTCTACGGTAAGTGTTGGTTCTTGTTTACCCGGCGCAGTAATTACTTCACCAGTCTCAGGGTCTACGGTAAGTGTTGGTTCTTGTTTACCCGGCGCAGTAATACTTTCCCTAGTTTCGGATCCTACGGTATAAACAGGCTCATCACGTTCTAGAGGTTCCTCAGGAGGTACAGCATTTGGGGGTAACTTAGGTTCTGTTCTACCTTTAAACTGCGCATCTTGTTGCGCTGCCAACTCTTCCATAGTAAGAGGTGCAACACCTTGTAATGACGCAATAGCCTCTGCATCAATAGCTTGTGGGTTTATAGCAACTGCATCTAAGTCAGCTTGAATTGCACGCCCTAATGCAGATTGTGGATCAATCTTAGGTTCTACATATTTTTGATAAAAGTCTTTCGATGTTTGAATACCTTTTGAACCCGCACCTACTGCACCTCCTAAAATCATGGTGCTTAAAAATTGCTGTTTAAAAGCGTCTTTGATTGTTAGTTCTTCCTTAGATAACCCAGCTTCTAGTTCAGCTCTATTTTGGCCTACCCCAGTTACTGTTTCGCCTACGTTTTCAGCAGCTATTGCAGCGGTACGTGCTACTAGTTTATTTAGCGCCGATTTAGATACACCTTTTGCGGGAGCAGAAAAAGCTCTTACCATCAGTAGATTGCCGATAGCTTCAGGAATAGCTTCCCATGCACCGTACTTAGTAGCGGCGGATTCAAAGTCTCCGCGTACGGCTTGCCATTCGTCTTTAGTTAGCTCACGCCCGTAAATCTGTTTTGTTTTTGCGTCTAACTCATCTTTGACTCTGTTTAAAAATTCATCTTTACTCGCGCGGTACGACACAGTACCCGAAATACCCAACCCTGCTACTGCACCGGCTACAGGGCCAGCAACTGCGGTAGCTCCTACACTTGATAAAATAGACGCGCCTAATGTAGCGAAACTATATCCAAGCGATTTACCTATACCCCCAAGATCTTGGTAGTTCTTGTCTACTTTCCTATCGGGGGTTTCTGTTTGTTTAATTGCATAATCTAAAAAACTACCTTCCCCGCCCGGAATATCTCCCCCACGTATTGCGCGTAATACAGTATTAGCAGCGGCAGTAGGTATATCAGGTAAAGACTCAGAAACTACCGCAGCCGCTTCACCGATTGCAGGGAGTATAGCTCTACCTTCGGGGTTAAACATGGGCCGACTACCACCAGCTTGTCTATAAACTTCACCGACCGAAATGTTTTGTTCTTTTGCCAAACGCCTAGCTGCTAACTCTACGGATGCGGCATCACGAT